CCAAGACAGGGCCGAAAACAGCACCAATACAAGGCGAACTTTTCCATTACGCACCAGAGGCCACCTTTGAAGACTTCGCAAATGCTGGCCTTCCAGAGATTGAAAAGCGAATCGCTCTTGCGATCCTAAATAGCGCACCGTCAACGCTCATAGGCAGGCACGAAACGCAGGCGGTGGTTAGCCTGGCGAACACGCTTGGGATGATCGCAGGCCTTCAACGCGAACTTGCCGTTCATGGTTTAGTGGATGAGCTTGGCGAGCCTTCGCCAATCATCGCAAAGATAATTTCCTTGGAATCGCTGGCGTTGAAACTTGCGAACGCTCTACGCCTCACGCCAGCGACCAGGCACGAACTCACAAGAATTGGAACGCCTGCGGATTATCCGGAAGACATTCCGATTGCTGGTAATAACGATGATCTTTTTGAAGGGATGGAATGAGTTCAAGCAAGAAGGCAATTCATTTCATTGAGAATTTTTGCAGTCATGCTAAAGGAAAGCTTGCTGGTGAAAAGTTTACGCTTGCGCAGTGGCAAAAGGATCTTCTTGTCAAGTTTTACGACACAAAAACATCAGATGAGCAAAGGCAGTATCAGCAAGTTTGGCTTGAGCTAGGCAGAAAGAATGGCAAGTCAACGCTTGTGGCAGCTCTTGGCCTATTCGCTTTATTGGGCGATGGCGGTCAGGCTGAAGTTATTAGCGCAGCCAGTACCAGGCAGCAAGCGAAAATCATATTCGACACCGCAAAGTCTATGGTGTTATCTTCGGAAATCCTATCGAGAAGGTGCAAGGTAAAGCAAAACGAGATTGAAGTACCTAGTACCAATTCCATCTACCGAGTTATTTCCGCAGACGCAAAGAGGCAACACGGACTCAATCCAAGCTTTTGCATCCTCGACGAAGTTCATTGCCTTGGTAACGATGAACTCTATACCGCACTTCGCACCGCTGGCGGATCACGCGAGAACTTTGCCTTCTGGCAGATTACCACCGCAGGAACTCAGGCAAGCTTTGGATACTCGCAACACAGCTACGCAAGAAAAGTGGCAGACGGTTCGATTAAAGATCCAACTTTCCTACCGGTAATTTATGCCGCTGACCAAGGCGCAGATTGGAAAGATCCAGCGCAGTGGCTTAAAGCCAATCCAAATATTGGAATTAGTTTGAATCTAAAGTTTCTTGAAGACTCTTGCAGAGAGGCGCAGACCTCGATTAGCAAAGAGATGGATTTCAAACGCTACCATTTAAATTTATGGGAAGGCTCTGCGGAACAAAACTGGATTCAAATAGATAGATATTTAAAGGTTGAGAAGATGCCAAAGGCGGAAATGATTGAGAAGTATAAAAATAGAATTTGTCATGGTGGCTTAGACTTAAGTTCAAAGAGAGATTTGTCCGCATTTTCTTTATATTTTCCTCCGACATACGGCGAGGATGTAGGCGCTTTCCTTGTCTGGCATTGGTGTCCGAAGTACGCTACCGAGTCAAGGCGCGATTCTATAGGCGCGCAAGTCCTGGACGATTGGATTAGAGATGATTTTATTACCGAACATCAAACCGAGTGGATCAATCAAGAGCTAATTGTAAAAGATATTGCTGCGCTCGCAGAAGAATTTCAGATTCAATCCATTGGCGTTGATGAGTGGAACGCCAGCGAAACACTGCGCAAGTTAAAAGACGATCATAATGTTGAAGTTTTAACTTTCCGACAGACGCTAAAAAACTTGAATAATCCTACCAAAGTTTTAGAAGAATGGATTAATTTTCAAAGAGTTATCTTGCCTGATGATCCGGTTTTGCAATGGGAGTTTTCGAACGCTGTTTGTATTTCTGACAGAAATGGGAATATAGCAATATCAAAATCCAGAGAAAAGGATAAAGTAGATGGGGTAATGTCCATGATTATGGCCCTTGGCCGATGGCAAGCCTCCACTGCAACGGAAACAGATTTTAGCTACCTAGAAGACGGAATAACAATCATAGGGGAAAATTATGAATTTTCTTGATACAGTTCAGAGGTGGTTTCGTCCTACTGGACGCTATCAAAGCAATATGTTGGTCGATGGTACTTCAAACTATTCAGGAATTGCAGTTACGGAACAAACTGCGCTTGGAAGTTCAGCCGTATGGGCTTGTATCAATTTGATTTCTCAGACGGTGGCAACACTTCCATTTAAACATTATCTAAAAACAAAAGACGATAATAGGATTCGCTTAGATTCGAAGCTTGATTTCATTCTGAACAACGAGCCTACGCAGGATTATTCCGGATTCACTTTCAAGGAAATTATGACAGCAGCAGCGGTGTTGCATGGAAACGCCTACGCAGAAATAAGCCGAGACGCAAACGGAGAGTGCAACGGTCTTTGGTATATTCCTACGCAGAATGTTCAGCCTTATTTCGATACCGACACCGAAAGCGTTTGGTATGCGATTTACGCAGGCGACTACCGAGGTAGTAAGCCGTATATGGGCATACCAGCAAGAAATATGTTGCACATCCTTGGACTTTCTTACGATGGCTTGGCAGGCTATTCGCCTTTGTACTTACAGCGCGAAACCTTCGCCTTGCACCTTGCAAGCCAGAGATACGGCGCAAGTTTCTTTAAGAATGGTGCAAGGCCAGCAGGGATTATAAAGTTTCCAAATAAGCTTTCGCCAGAAGCCAAAGACGGTTTAAGGCGTTCATGGGATTCATTCCATTCTGGCGCAGGAAACACCGGACGCGTTGCGATTCTCGAAGGTGGCTTAGATTTTCAAAAGCTGCAACTCGATCCAGAAGAAGCGCAATTTCTACAGACGCAAAGATATTCAAGAGAAGAAATCGCAAGCATCTTTCGCGTACCGCCTTCGCTCATAGGTGCCGCAGATGCAAGCGACAACATCGAAGCGGTAAGCCTGCAATTCCTTCGAAGCCTTCAACCGTGGCTTTGCCGATGGGAGCAGGAGATTTCAAGGAAGTTAATTTATAACATGGCGGAATATGTCGAGGTAGACACCAAGACAGTTTTACGCACCGACATTAAAACACGGTACGAATCTATGGCAATCGGTAGGCAATGGGGCTGGCTGTCCGCTGGCGATTGCAGGCGGCTTGAGAATCTCAATTCTGATGTGCCAGGCATGGAAGATTATCTTAAGCCGATGAACATGGAAACCTTAGACGCAGCACCGCCAAACGCACCGGCGCCAGCAAAGGAACTTATACCAGGCGGGCCAGCCGTAACGGCTCCAGGCGTAGATACTCCGAGCAGCGCACTACCTCCGAATCGATCCGATAACAAAATCTTGGAACGAGTGTTAGTTTTGAAGGTGGCGCAGCTACGAGCCATCGAAGCCACCGCATTGAAACGAATTTCTAAAGACAAGCTATTTGTTTCAAAGCTGGACGAACTCACTGAGCAAACAAAGAAAAGGCACTATATGGCATTTGATGAAATCCTTGAAGCCTTCGAAATCAAAGGCAAAGAAAAGATTGCGGAGTTCATCGCAAACACCGCAGCGACTAATTTAAAAGAAAAGTTCCTCGATGTCGCAGGCAATACCAATTTTGCTGGCCTGCCTGCCGCTGTCGAAAACGCTTTGCCAAGCTATCTTAATTCGAATTTACTTCCATCCTTCACCACGGAGCAATAATCATGGAACGCAGAAACGCAGTAGAATACCGCACCGAAAACGAAGGCAGCACTATTACCGGCTACGCTGCGGTCTTCACCGACTCTAGCGGTAAGCCTTCACTCTCGGAAAACCTCGGAGGCTTTCGAGAAATCGTTGCGCCTACCGCATTTAACGAACGCTCTGGCAAAGTCCTTGCGTTTTATAATCACGACTCAAGCCAAGTATTAGGCAAGGAAGGAACGAATCTTGAATTGTCCGTTGATTCCAGAGGCTTGAAGTTTTCCTTGGTATTGCCTGACACCACCACCGGCAGAGATGTCCGAGAGCTAATCAGAGCAGGAATTTTATCCGGTGTTTCGTTTGGCTTCACCGTTAACAAGGATTCTTGGGCGGTGGTCAATAACGAAAAGATTCGAACGCTCGAAAGCGTTACGCTTTACGAGATTAGTCCAACTGCCAATCCAGCCTATCCAGACACCTCGGTTGCGCTGCGAAATCTTGCCGAGTGCGAACGCGCTGAAGCACGAAGAAAACAAGCAGTTGCGAAAATTAAATTGATGAAATGGAATTTTTAGTTGACATATTAAAGATATTGCTAGTAGACTAATATTAATTAGATCACACGCTTTTGCGTGAACAGCTTTGGAATTGTCTCCGAAGCCGTTCACGCATTTTTTTTTGGAGTTTTTGAAATGAACAAAGTTGAACTTCGCGCCGAGCGCGCCAGATTGATTGCTGAAGGCGAATCCATTACCAGCGAACAACGCCAATGGACACCAGAAGAAGAAACTCGTTTTGCTGACCTTGAAGCCAAGGTTAACGAAATCGATGCAATGCTTGCCGCTGATCC